ATGCAGCCAGCTTTGCATCTGGGGAAAATACAAGATTTGCAAGTCATAACATGTGTGATTGTTTGGTTTTAGATGACAAGTCAAAAACACTCTATTGTTTAGAGCAAAAATCAACTAAGGGTACTAGTATCCCACTAAGCATGATTCGAAAGAATCAAATTGATGAGCTTACGGACGCAAGCGAACATAATTTAATTGCAGGATTTTTATTCAATTTTCGAACAAAAAACAATGATACATATTTTATGAGGATTCAAGAATTTAACAAGATGATATCGGAAATTGGCAAGAAATCTTTTAATCAAAAGGATTTATCAAAATATAATACAGTACGAGTACAGTCACGTATTAAAAAAGTAAATTATTCTTATGACGTTAAGCAGTTTATAAAAGATACATGCGAGGTAAACAATGTACTCCAGTGAAATAGATGATATTTTAAAAAAGAGAAATTATTGTTTGCCGTCACACTTGTATTTCAAAATAGTAGATAATTCTTCTCAAATTTGTCAGGTGAAGTATGATGCTTATTCTGATAAATATAGTATTCATACAGATGACGGATATCATTGGGAAGTTAGAGTTTATCAGGAATAAAAAGGAGAAAATAAATGATTACAAAATATGTAAAAATTAAACCGGTTATTACACTTGCAGATGAGAAAAAAGCAATTGACTTCATTGTAGATTATATGTTTGAAGGCGGTGAGTATACACCGTGGAATAAGGAAGCTGCACTTATTACTGCTATTGCTGTTTATTTTATTGACGGTGTTGAATTTGAAAAAGACGATGTAATCTATGATTGTGTTATGCAAGACCAAAATCTTCATGCGCATGTAAATAAATTTTTCTATAATGTAGATAAATCAGATAAGAAAAATGATATTAATTTTACGTATATCAATACCAAAAACCATGTGATGGAAAGTGTACAAAAGATTGTAGATTTTAAACTACAAAAAATGATTCATTGTACGGATGAAAAACATGAAATGTATACGGAAATTGCAGAAATGGCAAATGCTGTAGCAAATATTGGACGAAATGTTCAGATTGCTGCAAAACCTGTTCTTGAAAATCCAGAAAGCATTGGAATGATTATGAATATTCTTAAAAAAATGAATGAAAGTAAAATGCTTAACGCAAAAGCAATTCGAGATGTGATGGTTGATACCGTAATGGATGTACAGAAAAAAATGACAGGAAAATAATAAATAAAGCAAGAATACATTAAATCTTCTGGCAGTCAAATGCCAGGAGATTTTTTAATTTATCAATATGGAGGTGGTGGTAAAAATGGGTAATATAACAAAGGAACTACAAAAGCTACTGAAAGATTACAACAAAAAAGTATTACAATCTGTTCCTACAATGGCACGTCAAATTGCAACTGATGCAGAACCAGAATATAGAAAAATTATTAATGAATCAATTAATCAATATTATGCAACACACAAAGGAGACTTTAGCGAGGGTAGATTAGAAAACATGACTGGCAATATAAGTGCTGAAGGTTCATCTATAATTTTTGAAGATACAGAAGAAAACGTTCCAAATTATCACGGATTCTGGGGACAAGAACTAACAAACGAAGGCGTGTTTGATTTGATGTATTTAAAGGGTGAACATGGTAACGGTAAGTGGCATCTTGTAGATACTACTCCTCCACCATTTGATTATGTTGAGCAAGAACTGGTCAATGGTAGATTAGATAAAATCATTGATAATTCAGTACATAAAGTGCTTGATAATATAGAATTATAAAGGTGGTGAAAAAATGCCAAAACAACATACAATTAACCTCGAAGCTGTTATAAAAGCTGCACTGGATAAAAATAGCGAAAAAATAATCGATGATTTTGAGAAGAAAATTACTGAACCAAAAGAGATTAATATCAAAACAGATGAAGCATCTAAACAGGTTAAGAAGCTGTCTGATGAGATTGAAAAAGAACAAAAGAAACATACTCAAACGTCTAGAAAAAGAAATAAAACTAAAACAGCTACTGAACAAAGTACTCCAAAAAACGCAGATAAGTATGTACAATCAACAATATATGATAAAAAAGGACGTCCATCTACTTCTCATTCGTATACGTATGCTGATGGAAAACAACAATCTTATAACAAGAATGGTAAGTTAACATCTGAGAAGCAGACCGTTGTTGATCTTCAAAAAGCATATTCTCAGTTAAATAAAGACGTAACAGAATATTATTCATTAAAGACAAAAGAAGCAAAAGGCAAAGTAGCCACAGAGGATAAACAGTATGTTAAAGGTCGGATTTCTGATTTAGTTAATGAAATGTCTGCAAACCGAAAATATATTGCAGATGTAAAAAAGCAAGGTTTTTACAATGATGAATTGGAGCAAAAAGCTTTTAATCATTTTCGTAGAAAAGCTAATGGCTACAACACGTATGTCGATGAGAAAAATGCTACAATCAAAGCTTATGGAAATGATGACAATACTGCTATTCGTCAGGGACAGCGTTCGAAACAACTAAGTAATTATGCTGGACAATCCACAGATGCAATTGAAAGAGCAAGAACGCTTGATACAACTATAACAGGTTTGGAAAAAGAATTATCAAGTCTTGTTACTTCTGGCGCATCAATGGATCAAATTAAGTCAAAATTTGATGAATGCACTTCTGCTGGTAAAGAATTTAAAAATGTCATGACCCTAGTCAATAGCACTATGGAGAAAACATCTAAAAAAGATACCGTTGTTGGAGATTCAAATGCCGCAAAGCTTCAAAATGCCATTGATAAAAAAGTAGCTCAAGCAAAAACACTTGTATCAAATAGTTCTATAAAACAATTTGACGCAAAAGTTGAAAAGCTTAAATCTCAGTACGCTGGACAAGATGGTTCTGCAGACGTTTTATCATCTTTAGAAAAAACAGTGAATACCATACATGACAAACAGGCTAGTATAAAAGCAGAATTAGCAAAAGGATCTTCTGGAAATTTAACACAAATTGCTTCGGATGCTGATATTTTGAATGCAAAGCTTAATGAAGTTGAAACTACCGCGAAAACGCTTGGAACTTCACTTTCAAAAAATCTAGATGGTACAACACTTCAGAGAACTATTGATAAAATTGATAATCTTGTAAAAAATTCCGACGGTTTTGCAAGCAAATCGCAATTAGAAAAATTAAAAACTCTACGAGATTCTTATACTAATAGTGATTCTGGAATTACAAAAGCTGTCAACTATGATAATTCTAAAATTATTTCTGGCATCGAGCAGGAAATTAATGCTCGTAAAAAATTAGCAGAAGCTCAGAAAGAATTGCAAACTGGAACATATTCTGCAACGGAAGCTGGATATAAAAATACTCTTTCTAAGTATGAGGGACAAACTTCTGAGTCACTGACTCGTGCAAGAGAAAGTCTTAAGCAGTTTAAAGAGATTCGTGAAGATTTTCAAAAATCATTAAAAGATACGAATGTTTCTGATCTTAGTGATGAAGAGGTTGAGCGTCTTAGTAAAAATCTTCAAAAGATGACTGAAGAAGAAGAAAAATATAAAACTGCGATAAAACAGGTCAAAGCTGAAGAAACTGCAACACTAGCACCTGGGGTCGCTTTACGTGCGTCAAATGAGATGCAATCTTATATCAATAACAATAGTAAGGCATGGAAGAAATATAAGGCGCAGCTTGAAGAAGTTCGTGATGCTTATAAAAATGTAACAACGGAAGGGCAAAAGTTAGAGGTTGATGCTAAAGCAAGAGATTTGAAGGCAAAAATTTCTGCTGAAGGATTAACAGGAGCAAACATTTGGCAAGATACAAAACGTGCCATTAATCAAATTGCTCAATTTACGGGAATTTACGGCATGTTGCAGAATGTCGTTATGGAAATTCCATCAAAGGTTGTTTCTAATGTAAAGGAAATTAATGATGCTCAAATTGAATTAGCAAAAGTTGCAAGTGATGCATCGAAGAGCCAATTAAGTCAGTACTGGGATAAGGCTGCTGAAAGTGCCAAGAAATATGGTGCTACAGTTAGTGATGTAATTAGTAGTACTGCGGATTGGAAACGTCTCGGATATTCTCTTGATGACGCAAAAGAATTGTCTGATATGACTACTCTTCTGCAACGTGTCGGAGATAACATGACTCAGGAAACATCCTCTTCTGGTCTAATTAGTGCATTAAAAGGCTTTCAACTAGAAGCAGATCAAGCACAACGTATCGTAGATGTGGCAAATGAGGTAAACATAGCTGCCTCCATGTACAGTAATGTATATGCTTTATGTGCTTAATACATATTGATAGCAACTATATCGGTTAAAGGCTAGAGATAGTTCAGACCGAGCAAAGACTTGATTTTTATCAAGAATGCGTAGAGACTACAGGCTTTATTATGGAGACATAATTTAGTGAAGTTGCTCTCCTATTATAAATAGGAAGAATATATAGTCCGACCTCACGCAATAATCGAATATTTTTAAAACGTGAGAAGTAGGCAGAAATGACCTACTCTTTTTTATTTGTAGAGAATAAGAAAAGTAACAAGTTTAATGAGCCAATACACAGCCTATTGATACAGCAGGTATTTTTGAAGCAATTGAAAGATCTGCATCATCTCTAAAAGCCGCTGGTAATACGTATGAACAGGGTGTTGCGCTTGCCAGTGCAGCGAATAGTGTAATTCAAAATCCGGAAAAAATCGGGACAGCACTAAAAACGATCTCAATGCGCATAAGAAGCGCCGAAACAGATCTTGAAGAAGCCGGTCTTGACACTGAAGGAATGGTAACTTCTACTGCCAAGCTTCGAAAAGAAATGCTTGCACTTAGTGGCGTAGATATTCTGAAAGACAAAGATACTTTTAAGTCTACTTATCAAATTCTTGATGAGTTAGCAAATAAATGGTCTGATTTAACAGACATCCAGCAGGCAGACTACACTTGCCTGTATGTACAGAAATGTGCATAAGAGAACACATCTAAAACCAGTAAAACCTAATGCTCTATCACTACAATATGGATGAAACATGCTGATATGAATGTAACGAAAGTAAAACAACGATAGAGATTCTATATGGTCAAAAGCCTAAGTAGAAATTTTGCTAATTATTTTAAATTAGAAATGGTAGCTTGGTCGCAAAGTCCCGAATAGGGATGTGTCAAACGAGTACCCCAACGTCAGGGGGGAGAAATCCTTAATGTAGGGCTTAATCGCTAAATGAAGTCTGAAATGGTGTGACTGCTATTATTCTTAAGATGAATAATGTGGTTAAAAAGTACTCTGATCTTATATGCGAGTATAAGAATTATTATCTGACTCAATAATAATTGGTATAGCTTTAAGCGAGGGCTATATTAACAAAAAAAATATGAAGTGTAACTGAGTTGATTGCCGGTGAATTTTATGATCTTGCCGGAATTTATAGAAATATAAATCAAAGAACATACTTAATTGCAAGGGCAGCATAAAGCTCTACACTACAATAATCGGGAAACTAGATTATGAATGTTTAAAAACGTAGAGATATATTGCTTGTTTGCAGCGAAGCACCCTAACGTTATACATAGACCATATGTTAGTTAAGTCGAGGGTGAACGTTCAACGACTATTCCCCATGAGGGAGTTGGGAATATCCAAATGGATTATAAAATAAAGGTGGAAATCCTGAATACTCAACTCTATAGAAGTAGGGCGCAAATCGCAAATGGCGTCCAAAAGAGTATGCCCTTAACACGTAAGGTGAAGGTGAAAACATAGTCTATTCTTATACGATGAGTATAAGACAAATTATATATTAATACATACAAATTGAGGTGAGTTGTTATTTATCAAACAAATAATAAGAGATTAGCAAAATATTTATATTCTCTTGGTTTTGATAGAACATGTAAAATAATTAATGATCGTGAATATTGGATTTTTGACGAATCAAGTACTTTAAAAGAAGCGCTTGATTTTTATTTTTATATGCGAAAAAGAAACAGAGAATAAACTATTATGCTCAAAAATAAAAGGAGATGCTGAATGGCAAAAAGATTTTTTACAAAAGAAGAATTAGACAATATTATTAAAGATTACGATAACGGAAATGGTTTAAGACCATTTGAATTGGCAAAGAAATACGATCGCAATCCATCTTCTATTTCAAACAAATTAAAAGATTTAGGATTGTACAAATACACAACATATAGATTTACGGAAGAAGATGTTCAATTTCTAAAAGATTATTATCCATATGGAGATTGGGATTTTATAATGAAACATTTTCCAAATAGCAACAAACAAACTATCATGACAAAGGCAAGTAAACTTGGAATAAAAATGATTAATGAATCTGCCTGGTCTGAAGAAGAACTAGGCATTATTAGAAAATATTATTCAACAAATATTAAAAAGGTAGCAGTATTACTACCGAACAGATCATACAAAGCAATATTAACAAAAGCGAAACGCTTAGGTATAAAAAGTCGTGAATTTTGGTCTGATGAAGAAAATAATTTATTATCTGATATATATCCAAGAATGTCAGTTGACGATGTACAATTATATTTTCCGAACCGTACAAGAACTTCCATCATTACCCATGCAATACAATTAAATTTACAGTCTTTTGATTATCACCCATGGACCCAGGAAGAAGATAATTATATTTTATTACACTGGAAAACTGAAGCTGATATGATTATGTGTAAGAAATTGGGTCGCACATATAAGGCGACTCAAGCTAGAAGATTATCTTTAGGTCTATTGCATTTTAATAAAGATGGTTCTGGGTATGAAGGTTTAACAAAATATCTTCGAGGACATTTACAAACATGGAAAAATGAATCAATGAAGAATTGTAATTATAAATGCGTCCTAACTGGTAGTAAAGATTTCGTAATACATCATAAATATGGATTTGCCAATATCGTAAATGAAACAATTGAAGAATATAATATTGAAATAAAAGATTACAAGAACTATACGCAAGAAGAACTTGAGGATATATTAGAGAAATTTCAAATTGTACATAGTAGATATCCTCTAGGTGTCTGTATAAGAAAAGATATACATTTGTTATATCATTCCATTTACAGTAAATGCGTAAATACTGAAGATCAATGGAATCAATTTGTTTCCGATTTCGAGAATGGAATGTATAATGATCAAATCAAAATAGCATAAAATTTATGTATTAATATATAATTATCGGAATATCTTGCGAATATTCCGGAATATCAAAGAAAAATCAAGGCAATGTAATGAGCGCCCTTATGAGCCAGTACGATATTGCTCGTCAAGCGCTTAATACTGCTATGAATGATTCCGAAGGCTCCGCCGAAAGGGAATTAACTAATTACCAAAAAGGTATCGATTACAGTCTTGAAAGATTCAAGGCTACATTTCAAGAATTTTCAACTTCTGTTCTATCATCAGACACTTTCAAGGCTGTCATAGATAGCGGAACACAATTCTTAGAAATTCTTACTAAAATTACTGAAACACTTGGGCCACTTGGCACAGCTTTAACAGCACTTGGTGGTTTCAAATTTGTATCAAGCATAGGTTAGCCAAAATCCTGGCTATAGTTTATCGTAAACTGGCTTATCAATGCGGAGAATATCATAGCAATGGAATGATATTTCAACGTAGGGAGATTAGTGCTTGTAAAAAATAAATAGAGGATTAATTCGTCGAATTCGCTATTCTGCAGTAATGCAGTGAAACGGATGAAAATTCCGCGAGAACGCACGAGCCAACCTGACTACGTATAGTAATATGTGAAACGTTAGCAGCAATTATGGAATTAAAGATAATATCATAATGACGAGCGAAGCATATGAAAGTTAGGAGGAGTAGAGAGAACACCCTTCCTCCAGCGTATATAATGCCATAGTTTATATGCGTTGAATGCATGTTCCACGGTATGCGAAAGTTGTGATGCTTTCTCATCACACGCCAGCTTCTATCCTATTTCTGGCGTTGTTGGAAAATAATAGGAAAATTATATAGATATTTATCGTCAAATTACAGAATAACAATGGAGGATGTGAAAGCATGGAATCTAAATTAGTATTTGAAACATTAGAATCTGATCCAGATGGTATTATTGATGCAAGCGGGCAAATATTAAATGTTCAAGGTACTCAGTTTTTACCGTTTACCTGAAATGTGCCAGTCAATATTGCATTGAGGAGAGTATGGAAATACAACTTCCCAGTACTATCCTCTTCCACTTCTATAACATTTTCAACAAAAATGCAACAAAGAATAACAACGCTATAGCCCACCAGGGCCATGGCTGCATACTTCTTCTGACTCTACCTTTCCATGACATATCTTTTATTTTTTCCTTTGTCTAAAAATAAGTTTTAATGAAAGCAGGTGATTATTATCAATATTCAGCAAACAGCAAACAAGATAGAAACAAGAATTGTGTCTTCAGATAAATTAAATTCACAAAATATGTCATATGTATATATTGATTCAGATAATCAAATATATGTACGAGAAGGAATACTGCAGAATGATATTGATATATTATCTGCTGTATTAATGCAAAGAAAAGTCGATAGTCGTATTAAAAAGACATATTTTGATATTGTAGACTCATTGAAAACGAACCAAGTATCTAAAAATCAATTTGAGTCTCTATATAAGATGGTTCTTGTAAAATATTATGGTAAGAATGAAGAAAGCACATTGTAGTTTTCGCATTCTCCAAGACCAACTTCTTTTTCTTTATATGAATAGCTTGATTGTTCAATCCCTACTAAATAATATTGGCTATCACGATTAATAAATATCGGTGATCCGCTTGATCCACTAAAGCATTCCATATCCACAAGGAAACGTTCCAATCCATTAAATTTTGATTTTAGAGGTGTCGCAATAACGCCACTTCGAATAAGTGGAGTGACAAAATTATCAGACTGAAATGATAACGGATATCCAATCATTAACGCATATTCAATTGAAGATATTGGAAAATCTTCCGTTATAATATCTTCTTTTGTAATCCAAGATATTTTTAGCTTTCCTACATATTCTGGTGAATCGATTAGATCATTTATTCCAATTACTGCAACGTCATATTGTGGATGTAAATATGGTTGGATACGTATTTCATTGTTTAGAAGATTCACTTGATCGTTTTGCTCAATAGGGACAGAAAACAAAGCGTTTTTCATATTCTCAAATATATGCCTATTCGAGACTAATGCATAATTTTCTCGATTATTTGCATGGTATTTATAGAAAAATCCTGTACCAATTTTACATTCATCATTTTCTTTTAATACAGTAATTTTTGTTACAGTATGAATCAAATTCTCTTTTGTAAGCATATTTTACTTCTCCTTAATTAGAAAGCAGGTGATTATTATCAATCAAACAGCAAACAAAACAGATCATCAGGAATCTATACAAACAATACACACAATAGAATTAACCACTAATGAGTATAATACAATCAAATATTTTTTTGAAAATATGGAGTCTTTATATAACTATGGACTGATTGATAAGGAAATTGTCCCATATAAAATTTTCTCCAATGCAAAAAATCATTTTATGAAAAAGCCAAAAATTACAATTACTAATTTAAAAATGACAAAAGCTTCAGATACTATTACTCATCTAGTTTGTGGTGATCAAAGTGTTAAATCTGTTTATCAAATAGCTACTTCTCCGTCACAAGAGGATATTGTTCTCTAATAAAATCAAGTATATAAAACGCATATACTTCCTGAGAAAGACCAAGACTTTCTTCATACTTCTTTTCAAATTCGTCTGTAGTAATTTTAAGAGAACGTATTTTAGCAGAATGATGTATGCCAAGTAGTTTGTATTTTTCATTAACTTTGATATAAACTGGGCATCCACTTAAACCTTCTTTGGTATTGGCATAAGTGAAGAATCCGTTTTGAAAGTTGAACTGAATAGATGATGCAGTATTTCCTTTAATAATAAAAGGATACGCTAAGATTGTGTACCCTAATGCTGCTTGATAGCCAACGAGATAGACATCTTCCAAATCATTAAAACTTGATCTGTCATCATTTAAAATAATGTCTGATTCTTCTATAAAATGAAAAATTATATTGTATTTATTCAAGGCCTTGATTATTGTATTTGTTATATCGACATAGGCGATATCAAGAGAAGGATGTTTTATAGGAGAGACAGTTATATTAAAAGTTATACCTGACATTTCTTCGTTTTCGTCTATAGCGGATATAACAAAAGATATATTCATAATATTTTTGTCAAAACAATGACCGCAAGAACAAAGGAAATATGATTCTCCTTGAGATGTTGCTAATTTTAT